CATCGAATTGTAACGTTTCCGAACTATATCGAACTGGCTTTTATTAGGTACGACTTTAAGACGGTTATTGAAGCAATGAAAAATAAGAAAATAATATTAAATTTATGAACACTATAATAATATCTTTTTTTAGTTCCTTAGTTTTATTAAGAGAATTATCACTATCTTACAGAATTAAATCTATTCTAAAGTTAGATCAATTTAAAAGTATAAAGTTAATAGATTGCTTTCCTTGTTTTACATTTTGGACTTCGATCATTACTTTATTCTTTACACACGAAAATATTATTTATTCACTAGCGACATTTATATTAGCTACAATTTATGACAAGATATGGAATTAAACATTCAAGGCAAACAATCATTAGATGTACTTAGAGATAAGATACTTTCTAACTATGTGAAATGGGATAAAGAAGAGCGAATACATTTACAGACAATTTACCAAGCGATCACTGGAAAGGTATTATCTTTAAACTGTTCTAACTGTTTTATATTAGCATGTAATATCATTCGTAACTTTATCAATTATTACGAAACGAAAGAGGTTAAAGAGGTGTTAAAAACTGAAATAGTTTATGCTTCAAATCCGATTGATAATTACAACGTGAAAAAACTTAAAGCGTTATTGAAGGAAAGAGCAATCGCTATCCCCCACAACGCAAGTAGACAACTTTTAATTGAATTGATTAATGGGTAGAAGAAAGTATATAGAAACTCCTGATATACTTCTTGATTTATTTGAAGAATATAAAATAGAAACGAAAAGTAATCCTAGAAAGAAACACGTTTTTGTAGGTAAAGATGGGGCTTCTGAATACGAACTACTTGAAAGACCTTTAACAATGGAAGGCTTTGAATGTCATTGTTTTGATAAAGGTTTTAACACAGAATTAAGCCATTATTTTTCAAACAAAGAGGAAAGATATTCTGATTACGTCGCTATCTGTTCACGCATAAAGCAATCAATCAGGAGAGATCAAATAGAGGGTGGTATGGTAGGACAGTATAATCCAAGCATCACACAACGATTAAACAACTTAAAAGAAACAACTGAATCAACAGTTACAACATCGGTTAATATTCTTTCATTTGATCCATTAGATGATTCAAGCGACAACAAGTCTAAAGAAGATAGCAAGTCTTAAAAAACGAGTTAAAGTTATTCAAGGGGGACAAGGAGCAGGTAAAACAATATCTATCCTTATCCTTCTTATTAATCACGCATCTAGTAAACCAAACAAAGAGATATTAATTATTTCAGCTGAGTTAACTAAGATGCGATTAACAGTAATTAAAGACTTTGTAAAGGTTATGAAGTTGACAGGTTTATATGATGATCGTAATTTTATAGCTGGTACTTTATACAGATTCCCTAACGGTTCATTCATTAAGTTTTTAGGTTTAGATAAGTCTGATGTTGGTAAAGGTTTACGATCTGATGTTGCTTATTTTAACGAGGTAAATAAATGCGACTTTGAAAGTTATAGACAAGTAGCAAGTAGAGCAAAGCAAGTATATGCCGATTACAATCCTGATTGTGAATTCTTCATTCATACCGATGTACTACCTGATGATGATGTAAGTTATTTAGAGTTGACATTTGTAGATAATGAACTACTAGACATTAACGAGAGAAACGATATACTTCGATATAAGTCTAAAGGTTATAATGAAGATGGATCAATCAAGAATGAATACTACGCTAATCTTTGGCGAGTTTATGGATTGGGGCAAGTTGGGGCTTTACAAGGTGTTGTATTTGAAAGTTGGGATAAAATAGATTCTATTCCTAAAGATGCTAGATTAGTTGGTAGAGGTGGTGATTTTGGGTACACAAATGATCCAACAACATTAACAGACATTTATACTTACAACGGTGGTTATATCTTTGATGAAGTGCTATATCAAACAGATTTAACAAACCCACAGATTTGGAACACGTTTAAATCTTTAAACTTAGACAACACAGTTTATACTTTCTTTGATAGTTCAGAGCCTAAATCAATTCAGGAGTTAAAGAACTTAGGGATGAGGGTGCAAGGTGCTGAGAAAGGAAGCGACTCTATTATGAATGGTATTCAAAAGATGCAAGGTGTTAAATTCTCAGTAACTAAAAGAAGTACTAATCTTATTAAAGAATTAGATCGTTATAAGTGGGCGGTTGATAAAGATGGTAGAAAACTTAATAGACCAATTGATAACTGGAATCATGCTATTGATGGAATAAGATATTACTTTACAACTAAAGATAAATATTCTGGTCGTTATGTTGTGGCTGATTATTAAATTACTATATTTGCGATGAGATTTTTTATATTATTTTTAGGGTTAATTATATGGTGGATAATTATAGAGTGCTTAATCTAGCGAGTAATGACTACGCTAATATGTCGCACAACAATGCTAAAGCTTTACTATCAATTGGTGTTGATTGTTTTGATTACGTTTTAAATCCCCATCCATTTGGGTACGAATCACAAAGCGAGATAGTAACGAGAGAGGAAATAATATCAATGGTTAATAAGTTCGATGTTATTCAGATATTTCACAGCTGCACTACTATTTTAAAGTTAGTTGAGATAGGTAATTTCAAACGAAAGTTAGTTGTATATCACTCAGGAAGTAGATATAGAGCAGAACCTGAAAAGTTTAATAAGATATTTAAAGATGTTGATGTAGTTATAACAGATCAAACTGAATTCATTAAACTATGCGATAATGATATCCACTACTTAGCACCACATATTGAACTAGAACCAACTGAAAAACGTAAAGGTGGAAAGTTAATCATAGGACACTATCCAAGTAATAGCGAAGTCAAAGGTACTGATGAGATTAAAACGATGTTAGAACCGTTTAAAAACGATTTTGAGATAAGAATAGACACTAATATTATACCACACGAAGATAATCTAAAGAGAATTGCTGAATGTCATATATATGTTGAGTTATTTAAACCTGAATTAAACGGTAAACAATACGGTTGTTTCGGTGTAACTGCATTTGAAGCAACTAGTTTAGGGTGTTTAGTTATTACGAATGATTTAAATATGAATGTTTACCATAATGCTTATGGATTAACACCATTTCAAATAGCGAATACTAAAGATGAATTCACAGACATTTTACATTTACTTAAAGAATTTAACACAGAAACAATACAAGATTTAACTGAGTTAGATTTTAGAAATAATCATTCAATACAATCAACTGGTAAACGAATATTAGAATTAATAAAATGAAAGTACTTAAAAAAGATTGGGTAAAGGCAACGGAGAACCTTAGAGAAAGACAAGGGCAAAGACAACACACAGACGATAACAGAACTGCTCCGAATGTATTGAGAGATTATAAACTGCATTTAATGAAGTGTGGTTATGGTGAAAGTATTTTAGATGTTGGTTGTGGATCACAATTCTTGAAAACTCAAATACCAGAACATATTGAGTATATCGGTTTAGATGCTTTCCCGATTAAGTTAGTTCCAACTTTAAAAGGTAACATTGAAACTATTGAAGGAATCGAAGTTGATACTGTTTGCTGTATGGCGGTGCTAGATAATTGTTTAGATTTTGATAAAGCAATTGAAAACATTAAACAGATAGCACAAAAGAACGTGATAATCTTAACTGGAATAGATATTGAAGTAGATCAATACCACACATTCAAATTACAGTTAGATGATTTCGATAGTAGGTTCAAAGATTGGAACAACACACACAAAGAAGAATTAACTCCTAAAGTATGGTTACTATGTTACAACCGTTAGTAAGTATTATAATTCCATTCTCAGTTGATAGGGGTTATCTTAATCAAGCGATTGAAAGTGTTAAGAATCAAACATACACGAACATAGAACTATTAATACAGAATGATAACGTAAACGTTTCAACTAACATAAACAACGGTATTAAACGAGCGAAAGGAGAATATATTAAATACCTATGCGAAGATGATTACTTAACATCTAACTCAATTGCTGATAGTGTTAAGGCTATTAAAGGAAATGATTTCATTCACGGTGTGTCATACAATGTTAAGGGACGTTTAATCGAGAAACAAATACCTAGAATAAAGAACCCATCACTTAATGAAATGCTTTTATCTAATGTTATTCACGGTGGAACATTAATGTATCATAGAAGTGTATTTGATAAGGTAGGTTTATTCGATGAATCATTAACGTGTGCCGAAGAATACGATGTAAATCTAAGATGCTTAGCGAATGGATTGAAACTAGGTTATACCGACGCAATACTTTACAACTATCGTAGGCATTCAACACAGAAAAGTTTAGGTCAGGGAGTGAATCAGGAAGCAAGGAAAATAAAGATCCAAGCGATTAAAGACAAGTTCGCAAGATTAAAGATTGTTGTAGGTATTGCAACATTCAAAGGTAGAGAGGAACAATTAAGACGTACAATAGAATCTTTGAACGGTCAAGTAGATGAGATTATCATATACGATAACGACATAAATAAAGACATTACAGATTTAGGTAAGTTCTATGGGTTGCGATCCAATGTTTACTATTTCAGTTGCGACGATGATATAGTTTATCCTGGTGATTATGTACAAAGAACTATTGAGGAGATAGAGAAACATAAATGTATAGTAACTTATCATGGTAGAAAGTTGAAAGGTAAAGGACTTAACTATTACACAGGAC